GTAACCACGCGTAAGACTTTATCTGAGATTCTAGCAGAGAAGGCAGAGAAGGCAGAAATGAAAGGAGGTAATTAAAATGGCATTCCGTGACACTTTTGGTATCGAAGGATACTCTGATATTATCTCCGCTTCCCTAGATAAGCGAGTTATCACCGCAGAAGATTATGATAAACGCTATATCTCATATAAGAATAAAGATTACATTCTGCATTGTGATCCTGCTGTTCGTCAGATGTTAGGATATATGGGAGATGCAACTTGCTTAGTATCTTATCAGGAACGTAAGACTGGATTCTATGCTATGGCTAGACTTTATAGGAAAGGAAACTAAAATGACTAATGATGAAATAGTAGATTATGAAGAAGCCCTCCGTATATATGATATATACAAGTCATACCGTGAGGAAGGTCAATCTCACGAAGTGGCTAAACAATATGCTGGATTGTTATAAGGAGTAAGAAAATGAAAACATTACCTCGTATTATTCAAATCACAGACATTCACGAGAAGGATGCCTTCGTTGCATATGAGAATATAGTAGGAACTGTAATGGCTCCTACTACGATAGAACAAACGCTACTTCTTGCTATGTACGATTGGAGTTATATTCGAGGATTTGTTCTTAATTCTAATAATAGAATACTTAGCAACAGTAGTGAAAGAATATCTTTCTATGCTGTCAAATACAAGGTTCTCTTCAAATGACAAGACATCCTTCTTCATCTCCTCTCTTCTTCATCTCTCTCATTATCATCATATCAATAGGTATCTATTATGGATCGTGAATTCTATATAGTAATAGCTCCTTTCCCTTTCTTCACCACAAAGCAAGAAGCTAAGTTCTGGAATCATCTAGGATATACAATCCTAATTGGTAACAAGATTCTATAATCAAGGAAACGCAAAATGAAATACGTATATCAACTCAAAAATAAGATCTTACTAGCAGATGGAAGAAAGTTCCATAAAGGAGATATCCTATCTCAATCTGCCTTAGATGAAATTATGAGAGAATACTCGCAAGTTCAGGTTACTGTCCTCTTCATCTACTAGACTTTTTCCCTAGCCTATTTCTAATAGTAGGCTAGTTAATGAAGTTTAATCTTTAACAAGGAGTAACATAATGACAACAAATAAAAGAAGCTTGGCTGATATTATAGCTGAGAAGAGAGCACTTGCAGCTGCACAAGCAGAAGCCATTATGGAGGCCGAAGGCCCAATCATGCCTACAGCTACGCTAGAAGATAAGACTATCATCTCTACACCTTCTCCCCTTATCAAACCTAGCTTAGCTGATATTCTCAACTCAAAGAAGAAATTAGAAGTTGCAATTCCTTCTATTGAGAAAGCTCCCTCTCTCGGAGAAGAGAATTATGAAGTAACAGCTAAGAAAGCTGAAACCTTCTCCCTCTCTATCAAACTCAATTCACAGCAACTTCTAGCCAAAGAACTCGCCTTCAATGGTAAGAGCTTCTGCTTAGTTGGCGCGGCGGGTACTGGTAAGACTACTGCACAAAGAGAGATTGCAGCAGAGCTTCTGCGTCAGAACAAATTAGGAATTCACTCATTCCGTATTCAAGGTGCAGGAGATAGGATAGAAGCTCCTTCTATTGCTTTTGTAGCATACACTCGTATTGCATCAGGTAATCTACGTAGAGCAATTCATAAAGATCCTGCACTGGAAGCCGCCCTCACGCATAATATCACCACCATTCATAATCTCTTGGAATACTCTCCTGAATTCTATCACGATTATGAAGCACAAAAAGAGAAGATGCGCTTCGTTCCCAAGCGTAATGCTAACAACAAGCTCACAATCACGCATCTTATTATTGAAGAATCTTCTATGGTAGGACTCAAGCTCTGGAATGAACTTTATGAAGCTCTCCCCGATGGAGTCCAGATTATCTTCATTGGTGATATTAACCAGCTTCCGCCAGTAATGGATAAGAGCATTCTCAACTATGCCCTAATCCAGCTTCCAGTAGTAGAACTGACTCATGTCTATCGTCAAGCTGAGGAATCTCTAATTCTTGAGAATGCTCATGCCATCCTAGCTGGTAAGTATACTAATATCAAGGAAGGTAAAGACTTCACTATAATGCGCAATGGTGATGTTCAACATTCTCAGGCTAAGTTAGCTCAAATGATAGGCATCTCTTTCCCGAGCTTCGCGCAGAAGGAAAAGCTTGAGCCGGGTAGCGGATATGATCCCGATCAGGATATTATCCTTTCTCCATTCAATAAGCATGACTTGGGAACAGATAACCTCAACAAGTGGATTGCTCAGTTCCTATCAACAGAGCGCAAAGCTGTCACCTTTGAGATCAAAGCAGGTATATCTACTCTATATCTAGCAGTAGGAGATAAGATTATGTTCAACAAACAAGTTGGCATTATCACTTCTATCAAACGTAATGGAGAATATCATGGTAAAGCTTGTCGTTCTCCTTCTCCTTATCTCACACGCTTTGGTACATATCTTGCAGCAGAAGGAGATATTGAAGAAGATGATGATGATTTCGGCCTAGGCTACGAGGATATAGATTTGGATAAGATGATGAATGAAGGTCAGAAGGATGATCTAATGCGTTCAGCTTCTCATATCGTAACCATTCTTCTTGAGACAGATGAAGAGATCACATTGTCAGCAGTAGGAGATTTCGCTCCATCTATCTTCTCTCTAGGTTACGCTCTCACTATCCACAAAGCTCAGGGTTGTGAGTGGAGAAAAGTCTTTATCGTATTACATAAGGATCATAGTATCATGGCATTCCGTGAGCTTCTATATACAGCAGTAACGCGAGCCCGCGAGCATTGTATTATCATTGCCAAAGACTTCATGATTAAGAAGGCAATTGAGAATCCCCGTATCAAGGGTAACACTATTGCTGAGAAGATTGAATACTTCAACTCAGGTGCTATGGATATTGGCAATGTTTATTGTACTAAGTAAGGAGAGATAAAATGAAAGCTGGAATCTTAATTGACTCTTATAAACTTTATCTATTTGAGAAGACTCTTAAGGAGCATAACTATACCTATCAAGTCATAGAAGATGTAAAGAACACAACGATCTTGATAGAGGTAGAAGTGGAAGTAGAGAATGTTCCTATCTTAGGGCAGCTTATTGAAAAGACAAATAGGTTAGCTCAAAACCAACACTATCTCCACTAATATGAATCTACAGGAAATATTAGCTGCTAAGAAAGCTTCGATCTCTGTTAAGGAAGAAGAGATAGAAGAGGAATATGAACCTCCAGTATTTGAGGAGGAACTCTTCTATAATCTTTGCTATATCTTTGTAACAACTCCAAAGTTATCTTACACAGATTGGCGACTTCTTGCAGATTATCTCACGTGGATTCCTTGGGTAAGGGGAGAAGATGCAAAACTTCATCTCTCCTTACTTGAGAAGATGGTCTTACGTATGGGATTCATTGAAGCTAGACTAAAATCCTATTTCTTAGATACAAATATAGGATATAAAATACAGGATAGAATCTGGAAAAATTGGGATTGAAATTTCCATGATTTTTCGCTACAATGAATTCCTGATTTTGGAATTTCCCCCTAATAAAAGGAGAATACTATGTTACAAGATGATGAGGATTTAGAATTGAAAGATTCTGATCTTCAAGGTTTAGGCTCTGACATGACTGACGAAGAGGAGATGACTTTCTCTGACATCTTAGGTAATGTTATGATTAACGACGAGATTATTATTACAATCTCTGCTGCTGACATTGAAAGAACAAAGACTGGTATCAAGAATACCAAGGCAAAGCAAGCAGCTAAGATGAAAGAAGATGGCTTGCCTATAGATACTTCTGTCTTATCTTTCTATGTTCTTCCTTCTGACATTGAAGGCATGGCTGATCTCAAGATTGTCCTTGCTCGTAAGAGCACAGTAAGAGTTCGCAAGGTTGTTATCCCTAGCGGTGAATTCTAATCTCATTGCCCGGATGGTGAAATTGGTAGACACAGCAGACTTAAAATCTGCCGCTTTCTGGCATACGAGTTCGAGTCTCGTTCCGGGCACCACTACATAAGGAATTATTATGTTCAATACACCACAAGAAGCTGCTTCTGAACTCTCAGTACGCATCAATCAATTAAATGCTATGAGCGATGCTGATCTCAAAATTGAGATGCAAGAACTCAAGACTGCTATCAAAGAGAATCCTGCTGCTTGTTCTCTTCTATTACCTGAAGATATTGGCCAGATGGTAGCAGCTCTTCGTCGGGTAACTGGCTTTGCAATTCAACAAGCTATCTCCAAGCCTACGAAACGAGGTACTAGCAAAGCTAAGACTCAGCTTACACCTGAGCAACTAGCAGCAGCTTTGGATGATGAAGATTTCTAGCTGCTACGCAGCTAATGCTGGCACGAAGTGCCAATCTAGCACTAGAAAAGTATTAGCATCAACATCAATATCAGCATAAACAAAGAAACACTTCTATATTAAATAAGATAAAGAGGAATGCAAAATGATCAAATTATATGAAGCAGAAGTCGGAGCACTAACTACGATCTTATCTCAACTTGAAACAGCTAAGACAAAGAAAGAATTCAATCAACTCAAAGCTAAAATCATTTCATATCTTCGTATCATTCGAGCCAAGAATATGCACGAGCTTCAGAACAAAGACTTAATTCGCATCGAGCGTAACTTTGATCTTCTTACGAAAGATGTTTACTACTGGTTCTGGTTCGAGGCTAAATAATATGAACAATCATGAAGGTCGCATTCGTCTCTCGCATTCTACACTAGAGATTCTTCACACTTGTGAGCGTAAGTTTCAGCTTGAACGCTTGCTAGTAGGTGCGCCAGAGAAGAGAGACTATCCCGCCACAGTATTAGGTAATGCTTTTGGTGTAGGAGTAGCAACATATCTCCTCACTCAAGACATTGACCAAGCTATCTATGAAACATACATGCGCTACTTCCCTATTGAAGAGGATGGTAAGCGCACAGAAGAGATAGCTATGAATCTAGTGATGAATGCTATCCCTCACTTGGATAACATTCTTCAAGACTATGAAGTAGCTACCTTCAATGGCAAGCCAGCAGTTGAATTAAGCTTCTCTCTTGTCATTGATGAGAAGTTCTATTACGTAGGATATATGGATATTATCTTGCGTAATCGCTGGACTGGTCGCTATGCTGTCATGGAGAATAAGACGACAGCTCTCAATCTGCATGACATCTCTCCTATGTATATGAATAGTGGTCAAGCTCTAGGATATAGCATCGTATTAGATAAGATCGCAGGAGAAGATCAGTCTGACTACGAGGTTCTCTATCACGTAGGTAAGCTAGGAAGTGGAAATGGTTTCCAACCTATTATACACACGCTTCCTTTCCACAAGACTTTATCAGATCGTCTCAACTGGTTTATATCTTTGAAGATGGATGTAGAGCACATTGAAAGTATGCTCTCCTTAAACATCTTCCCCATGCGTGGCTCTAGCTGTTTGCAGTATATGAGACCATGCCCACAGTTTGGCACTTGTAATCTTCATCGCTTAGATGAATATCTTCCACCTATTGTAGACGAAGTTGTTTATGACTTCGAATACAATCTCGATGATGTTATCACAAATCATCTTTCACGCATCAATATATAAAGGATAGTAAAATGGACAAGAACATTAAACTTGATTCTACTCCCGCATTAGATTCTACTCTTAGTGAACGCGGTAAGCGTTATGGTTCTTTCGTAGGCCATGCAGCTATCACGCAGTCTTTAAAGGATATCATGCGTAATCATTGGGGCTGGAGTAAGTTATCTCCTTCTCAGAAAGAAGCTCTCGAAATGACAGCTCATAAGATTGGCCGCATTCTGAATGGTAATCCAGACTATGCTGATAGCTGGCATGACATTGCAGGATACGCTTCTCTCATTGATAAAGAACTCAATGGTGAAATTAAATGACACAAGAGAAACAGAAACAAAACTCTACGCAGTACCGTAATCATCCTAAGGCTCCATGCAATCAACCTTTCAACATCTTCAAGAAGAAAGAAGAGAAGAATGAAACTAAGTGATCTAGCCAAAGCTGCGAATACAGTAAGAGCTAATCATTCCATTCTAGTATATGGCCCTCCTAAGACGGGTAAGACACGGCTCTTAGGAACTGCCGCTAAGATTCCAGAATTCAAGCGTATCTTCTGGATTGACTTAGAGAATGGATCAGAGACTCTACTGCATAGTGGTCTTACTCCAGAAGAAATGGATAAG